CCAACGCGCGCGTTTTTGACCACCTTTACCCCATTTTGGTGACCCATGGGACGCCGAGGCCGCCTACCTGACCCGAAGTCGAAGCGCTCGCAAGCCGCCATCGCTCGCGCGAAGCAGCTCGGCCGCATCGCGATCGCTCGGCCGGCGGCCGGCGGCCACGATCGGCCAGACGCGCCCGTCGCTCCTTCGCACGTTGCTGCCCGTCCGCTCGCCGCCGCCTTCTGGGAGCGGCACTGCTCAACGCTGTCCGACGAGGGCCGGCTACGCCAGGTCCACGCTGAGACGTTCGCCCAGTTGTGCCACATGCACGCGGACATCATGCAACTCTCGGAGCAGGTCGCGGCCGAGGGCTGGGTGATCGCGACCGACAAGGGACAGTCGATCTCGCCAGTGGCGCGGCTGCTCCAAACCACCCGCCGCGACTTCGTGGCCCTCGCGGGCAAATTCGGCTTGACCGCAGCCGACGAAGCGAGGCTTCCAATCGACGAGGCCAGCGATGGCGAAGCGGAAGACGACGACGCGACCGCGCTCCGTCGGTTCACGGGCTAGGACGAAGCCGCGTCCCGAGGCGTGCAAGGGCTACACGTTCGACGCCGACGCGGCCTCGCGGCCCGTCGAGTTCATCGAGCGATTCTGTTGGGTGCCATCAGCGAGCGGCGGCGATCCCGAGCGGATGCGTCTGATCGAGTGGCAGAAAGAGCGGGTGGTCAAACCGATCTTCGGATGGAAGCGGCCAGACGGCCGGCTCCGTTACAGGCGTGCCGGCATCTTCTGCCCGAAGAAGCAGGGCAAGAGCTTCTTGATGGCGGCGATATCCGAGTACCTGCTCACCGCACACTACCCGCTTTCGGACGTGTACCTCGCTGCGGTCGACCGCCTCCAGGCACGCGAGATCTACCGCGTCGTTTCCAAGTTTGTGCAGGCGTCGCCGCAACTTTCCAAGCTGCTCGAAGTCATCGACTCAAAGTCCATCATCAAAAACCGCGACAACGGCAACGTGCTCCGGTGCCTGTCAGCCGACGCGTACCGAAACGAGGGTTTGAACGGTCACGTGATCGTGGACGAGATCCACGCCCACCGGTCGGACGAGCTCATCTCGGCACTGACCTACGCGACGCGAGCCACGCCCAACGGTCTGGTCATCGCGATCTCGACGGCCGGCGACAACCGGAACAGCGTGGGCTACCAGTGGTGGAAAGATGCCGAGCTGGTCATGCGAGAGCGAGGTGGTGACCCGGCAGCGAACCCGTCATTCTATGGACTGATCTACGCGGCGAAGCCAGACGACCCGCGCGGCTTCGGTGACCCTGCCGTATGGCGCGAAGCGAACCCGTCGATGGGGATCACGTTCCCAGAAGAAGAGTTCGCCGCCGACTACCAGGACGCGACAACGGATCCGCGGAAGATGTCGAAGTTCCTGCGGTACTCGCTGAACGTCTGGGCAGAGTCCGACAGCCGGTGGTTCCACGGCGACGCGTTCGCCGAGTGCCGCGCCGATCCGCCGGCACCGCTCACCGGTCGCCCGTGCGTCGTCGGCGTTGACCTCGCGTCGAATCTCGACATGACCGCGGCCGCATTCCTGTTCAAAAACGACGACGGCTCGTTCGACTGCGATATGCGGTACTGGGTGCCCCAGGAAACCATCCGCGACCGCGAGCGGCGGGACAACATCCCCTATTCAACGTGGGTCCGCGACGGATGGCTCACCGTTACGCAGGGCTCGCGGCTCGACCACGAGGCTGTCGGACGCGATATCGTCGAGTACGGGAAGACGAACCAGATCGTCGCCGTGGGCTGCGACCCGTGGCAGGTCGGGCCGCTCGCGACGTACCTGCAACGCGAGTCGATCGAGGTCAAAGGCGTGCCGCAGAACACGCGGGCCATGAACGCCCCGAGCCGGATGCTAGAGGGTCTGGTTGCTGAGCGGAGGTTCCGCTACCGCTCGCCGATCCTGCTCTGGAACGCGAACAACTGCGCCATCTACGAGGACACGACCGGGATGATCAAGCCAGACAAGAGCAAGAGCTCGGAGAAGATCGACGGCATCTCGGCGACCGTGGACGCGTTCGCCATGGCGATCACGGCCGACGAGCAACTGACGCCGACGAGCGAGGACGAATACCGAATCGTGTCGCTCTGGTAGGCGGTTCAGCGGGTCGGGGGCGGCGTCGGACACTGTCACCCGACACTGGACGCCCCACAATGCCAAAGCCGCCGGCCCGACCACGCTCGCCCCGCCGGGCACCGGCGAAGCCGCGCAAGGCGTCCGAAGAGCGATACATCTCCGTGCTCGGCACGCTGCTTGAGCCGTCGCCGTGGGGCCGGCTCTCCGCGTCCGACGTGACGCCCGAGGTTGCCGTCCGGGTTTCGGCAATATTCGCTGTGTGCCGGTTCATCGCCCAGGGCGTCGGCGTCATGCCGATCCAGATCGGCCGCACGCTGCCCAACGGACGGAAGGAGCGTTTCTCGCCGCCCTGCTCCTACACGATCCGTCAGCGGCCGAACGGCTGGCAGTCGCGTTTCGATTTTATGACGCTGCAAGCGTACTGGACCGCGCTGCACGGGAACGGATTCGCTCGCATCATGCCCGGCTCTCGCGGGTTTATGACCACGCTCGTTCCGATGCACCCCACGCGGGTGAGCGTGCAGCAACTGAGCGACTACGCGATCTCCTACAAGTTTCTTGAAGCCAACGGCCAATGGTCGCCGCTGCGGCAGGATGAGGTGCTCCACTGGCGGTGGATGTCCGAAAACGGCATCTGGGGCATGGCCCCTAGTGAGATCTGCGCTACCTCGATCTCGCTGGCACGGCAGCTAGACATCGCGGCTACGGCGTTCTGGAAGAACGGAGCGCGGCCCGACTTCCTCATCAAGACCGCCGAGAAAATCTCGGACCCGGCAATCGCCGAACTACGCGAGCAGTTCCGGCAGATGTACGGCGGCAACAACCGCGGTGCCCCGGGCGTCGTGTCGAGCAAGGTGGACATTGTCCCCATGCAGTCGAACACGATGGAACAAAGCCAGTACCAGGAGCTACGGGCCGCGATCCTGCCCGACGTGTGCCGACACTGGGGCGTGCCATCCACGCTGCTCGGTGACGCCAAGATGGCGCGGTACTCAAACGTCGAGCAAGAGCATCTATCGGCGCAGGTGTGGTGCCTGCTTCCGTGGCAGCACCGGATGGAAGGGCCATTCGACATGGCACTCCAGCCGGTCTACGGCGAAGACGTGTACGTCAAGCTCGACAGTCGCGGGCTCCTGCGTGGCGACAACGCAAGCCGGGCCGCCCTGTATCAGTCGATGTTCAACATGGGCAGCATCACGCCCAACGAAATCCGCGACCTGGAAGACTTTGACCTCATCGACGACGAGGCGGCCGACGAGACGTTCATGCAGCTTGGTTTCTCGACGCTGCACGCCGCGGCGTCGCAGGCCGAGGCATCGTCGTCTGACCTGCTGGCGATGAACGAAGTCCCCGATTCATCCTACGAGGACGTGCAAGAAGCCGGCGGGTTCAGCGTCGGGCAGCGCGTCTACTGGGATGGCGGCGACGGCGTCATCGAGCACCTGATGGTTGACGGCGTGCTCGGCGTGGAAGGCTCGCCGTTTGCGATCACCGCGACCATGGACGAGCCGGCCGCGAGCGTCCGCGTCTACCAAGACGACCAGCCCACCGAGTTCACCGTCGGCAAGCGCGTTTCGGACCTGTCGGACGCGCCGGCCGAAAGCGACGGAGACAGCGCATGAGCACGATCGAGACGCGATACCTGGCCCAGGCTGGCGACGCAGATGTTGAGCTCCGCGTGGAAACACGCGACGACGGACGCCCCGTGATCGTCGGTATGGCACCGCCATGGAACAAGTGGTCGGTCGACCTCGGCGGTTTCAAGGAGCGTTTCATGCCGGGGGCGTTCAAGAAGTACCTGGAACGGTCGCCGAGCGACCCGCGTGGCAAGGCCGACGTTGTTGCCAAGTACAACCACCAGGATTCCGCAGTTCTCGGCCGCACGACGAATGGCACGCTCGACATCCAAGAGACCGAAAAGGGGCTCGTGTTCCGCGCCACGCCGCCTGTCGGAACTCCGACGACGGCCGAGGTCGTGCCGCTGATTCGCGACCGATACATCTACGGCTCGTCGTTCGCGTTTTCGCTGGTGGACGCCAAGGGCGAACAGTGGGACGAAGACCCGGCCGGCAACGTCACGCGGACGATCACCGAGGCCGCGATCTATGACGTGTCGCCAGTGACGCACGCGGCCTACCCGAACAGCACCGTGGGCCTTCGATCCCTGTCCGCATGGCGTGAAGCCCGCGGGCTCGTCCAGCACAGGGCCGAGGGCCACGGGCTGCTGATCTCGCTGGACTATGACCAGACGTTCACCGCGGCCCCTGGCTTGTGGCGTTCGTTCGTCGCGATGGCGACCGACCGCGGAAACCGCGTGGTGTGCATCTCGCGGCGTGACGACACCGAGTCGAACCGCGAAGAAATCCGGTCGGCGTTCGCCGATCTCGACGTGTCGCGTGTCGTGCTCTGCGGGCCTGACACGCAGAAGCGATCTGCCGCCGCCGCGGCCGGGCTCGATATCGACATCTGGATTGACGACTACCCCGAGGGGATCACCGATCACGAGTTCCTCGCGCCGAAGTCTCGCGGCGTGATGTTCTCGACGCTGGCCGGGGCTCGGGCCGCAGCAGCCGCTGCGTCCGCACGCATGCGAATCGTCACCGGCTAGGAGGTCGTCATGGTCAACGTGCCGGTGCCCGCCGTCGTCGCCGCGAAGCAGGCCGCCTCTGACGCATCCGATGGGCTCATCAACAAGGTCGCCGCGTTCATCGAGGCCGCGTCGCTCGCTGCCGCGGACGGGCTCACGTGGTCCGAGTTTGGCGAGCTCATGTTCTCGCTCTTGCGTCTGGTAATCACGAGCCTCGACATGGTGGCGAGCTTGACGGGGCCGCAGAAAAAGGCGCTCGCCGTGGACGCCGTGGCTCGCCTGTTCGACGCCGTCGCCGACCAGGCGGTGCCGGCCGCGGTCTATCCGCTCTGGCTGCTTGTGCGTTCGCCCGTGCGGGCGTTGGTCGTGGCGATCGCGTCCGGTGCCATCGAGCAACTCCTGCCGCTTGTGAGGGCCGCAGCATGACGTGGGTGAGCGTGGCACTCGTGGCCGCTGCCGCCTATGCGATGGCGGGGCCGCAGATTCTGGAGCAGATCAAGAAGGCCGCCGGCATCGTCGACCTGCCGCACCTGGACCGCCGGCACCTGGCCGGTGCTGCCCTTCTGCTCGCTGCCGCTCTCGTGTGGCGGTCTGGAGGATCGGCCGAGCCAACGCCATCCCCAAGCCCCGACCCGAATGCGGCGATTGTGCTCCGCGGTGCGTTCGTCGGACCCGAGGCTGCGGTCGACGCCGCGACCGTGGCAGCGATGTTCGACGAGCTCGCCGCCGAGGTCGAGTGGGACGCCATGCAGACCGAGCCGCTGATCCGTACCGGCGTCGCCTTCGACGACCTCCGGGTGCGTGCGTTCGATTTGCGGCTCCGTGGCGTGTCGCTTGGCGAGCGCTACCCGCGGGCACGTGCCACGATCAAGGACTACCTGGACCGCACGGCAGGAACGTCTGGCGGGCCGCTGACGCCCGCCCAGCGGTCGGCGTGGGTGTCCGCGTACCGCGAGGTCGCGAGGGCCGCAGCCGATGCCACGCGCTAGCCTCGCACGCTGGGGCGTGTTCCTGCTTCTGCTCGGACTGGCGGCCGCCGCCGTCGTCCACGGCATCTACGGCGACCGTGTGCCGGCGGGCCAGTACGGCTACACGCCCGACCCGGACGGCGTCGAACGGTTCCTGTCAGAGCTCGACCAGCCGCTTTTCCGTGACGCCGGGGCCGAGACGATCCGCGAGGCCAAAGGCGTCGACACGTTCCTCTACCGTGCCGCGTACAAGGCCCACGCCGCGCTCTACGGGAAGCCGTGGGTCGTCGAAAGGCAGGGGATCGGCGACTGCACATCGTGGGGATGGGCTCACGGCATCTATGTGGCACAGAGCGTCGATTGGGAAACCGGCCGACTCGCGGAACCGCCGGCGTTCCCGAGCACCGAAGCCGTGTATGGCGGCAGCCGCGTCGAGGCCAGAGGGAAAGCCGAGGGCAGCGGCGGCTGGAGCGACGGGAGCTACGGTGCCGCGTGTGCTCGATTCGTTCGAGATTGGGGCGTCGTCTACCGCGAGCAAGTAGGCGGGCACGATCTCCGTGTGTACTCGCCAGACAGAGCGAAGCAGTGGGGTAACTGGGGATGTGGCGGCGAGGGCGACCGCGGCAAGCTCGACACGATCGCGAAGAAGCATCCGGCGCAGAACGTCGCAATGGTCAAGACGTTCGCCGAGGCGGCCGCCGCGATCGAGGCCGGGTTCCCGGTTCCGGTCTGCTCGATGCAGGGTTTCGCGAGTGTGCGAGACCAGCACGGCTACGCAGCCGCCAGCGGTAGCTGGGCACACTGCATGTGCTTTGTCGCCGTCCGCTACGCCAAGAACGGATCGCCAGAAGACGCGTTGCTTTGTCTCAACTCGTGGGGGCCGCGATGGATCAGCGGGCCGAAGTGGCCCGACGACATGCCGGAAGGATCCTTTTGGGTTCGTCGCGCAACCGTCGAGCGGATGCTCGGCTCGCAACCGGACTCCTACGCCGTCGGCTCTGTCGCCGGATTCGGCTGGCGTGATCTCGACAACGGAGGATTCCTCGCTCCATCCCTGCCCGACAAGGTGCTCCCATGACAGTCGACCGCTCGACCGCGTTCGCAGTGATCGCCGCCTTTGCTATCGGATTCTGGGTGGCGAGCCCGGCGACGCCGCAGCCGCCCGACCGGCCGGTGCTTTCGTGGATCGCACGCGCTGCGAAGACGCTGCTCTGGGTGGCCGCGTTCGCCGAGCAACCGCCCGAGCATCGACACGACGCCCGCATCGTGCAGCACGCGATCGGCGAGGACGGATACCCGATCGTCGATCACGGCAGGGGGCTCTGATGGCACTGTGGCGCTGGCTTGTGTCGCTTCTGGTCTGGCTGTCGAGCGACGCCGCGACGATCAACCGCGAGGTGCCGCGAGCCGCCGCCGCGGTGTCGGCCGCACGCGCGTCGATGGTCGTTGACGCTACGCCGCACCCGGGCCCGTCGCCGCAAGATTGTGATTGCGGGCAGACCTGCGTGGCCGGCAAATGGAAGCCCGACGGCCGCGTCGTGCAGGATTGCCGTTGCCAGTGTCCGCGGTGCGTCGCGGAGCGCAAAAAGCAACACGCCAATTCAGCGGGTCGGTGACGCTGTTTTAGTTTTCTGGAAGGTTTGCTACCCCGAAACATTCAGGAGGGCACGATGCCCAGCCCCAAGCTCGCCCAGCTTCAGGATGAAGCCGCCACGCTCACCAAGACCATCGCCGACCTCCGCTCTGTCGAGCCGAAGGACGACGCCGACGCGGCGAGCATCGCCGAGCGTCTGTCGGCGGCCGAGAAGCGTGCCGACGAGGTGGCCGGTGCCGCCCAGCGTGAGCGTGACCTCGACGCCCGCCTTGCCGCCCTCCAGGCGGTGAGCGCCGCCAGCGAGCCGCGGTCGGTGGTCGAGCGTGCCAGCGACGACGACGCGTCTGGCCCCGTCGACATCCGGTCGGGCGTGCGGGCGTTCTCGTCCGCGAAGGCGGCGGCGGCCGTCGGCGGATACCTGCGTCAGCTCTACACCGGCGAAATCCGGGCGATGGGCGAGACGAGCTCGACGTATGACCTGCTCGGTGCCGAGTACGTCGTCAAGGAGCTCTACGGTGCGATCGTCAACCGCCTGGCGTATAGCTCGGTGGCGCTGCAACTCGCAACCGTCGTGCGGCCGAACGGCCAGAAGATCAGCTTTCCCAAGGTCGGCGACGCCACTGCGTCGTTCGTCGCAGAGGGTACGGCGACGACCGACCAGGACATCGCGACGAGCGCCAGCGACCTTACGCTGTACGAGATGCGGGCCTCGGTCGCCGTGTCGCGAAGCCTGCTTGAGGATTCGCCGATCGACGTGGCCGGGCTCGTGGCCGAGCGGTTCGCTCAGGCGTATGCCACCAAGTTCGACGGCGTGTGGCTCGGCGGCAACGCGTCGAACCCGACCATCGCCGGCCTCGCGGCCTCGGTGGCGGCTGGTAACACCGTGACCGTTGCGGCCAACGCCGCGACCACCGTTGCGAACCTCGCCGACGTGGTCGGCAAGGTCGACGAGACGATCATGGGCACGGCCGCGTGGGTGTGCAGCAAGGCCGGCTGGGTCGACCTGATGAAGCTTTGGTCCGCTCAGCAGACCACGCTGACGGTCGGCGGCGGCCGGATCGTGCCGAGCATCTTCGGTGCCCCGGTCTACATCGTGAAGGGTCTGCCGGCGACGACGCTGGCTCTGTACGGCGATTTCGCTATGGCGACCGCCGTGGGCGTCAAGGCGAACGGGCTTGAGATCGAAGCAGGCCGCGAGATCCTCATGCGGAACCGGCAGGTTCTCTACGTCGCGAACACCCGTTTCGGCGTCGTGAATCACGCCCCCGAGTTCGTCGGTCGCCTCGCGAAGGCTTCCTGAGCATAGAGCGTGCCATCCAGTAGGCCCGGGGGCCGCACGGACGCAGCCCCCGGGCCGCACGCTAGACGGAGCGAGACGTGGGCATTGGGTCCATCACGAGCCGGCGGCAGGTGTGGCTCCTGCGTCCGTATCGCGGGCACCCGGCCGGCACCGTGCTGTCTGTCACGCACGAGCTCGCTACGCGGCTGGTCGTCGGCAACTGGGCCACGTTCGCCGAGCCCGGGCTGATGGCGGCAGGCGTGCCGCGTCACGAGCGAGCGGTAGCCACGCACCGAGCAGAGACACGGGGAGGCATCCAGTGAGGCCAGACACGTTCCGCGTGATCTCCCTTCCGGTCGTCGAGCCTGTGAGCCTCACCGAGGTGAAGGCTCAGATCGGCATGGGCGTGGACGTGACCGACTTCGACCGGCTGCTCATGGACAAGGTCGCCGCAGGGCGGGCGCTCATCGAGTCACGGCTTGGCATCACGATGGTCGCCACGCGATACCGTGCGGTCTGGAAAAGCGCTTCCGGCACCGTACGGCTCCCAAGCCCGCCGCTGTTGGTGACGCAGACATACACGCTCGTGGCGACGCTGGACGGCGTGGCGCTCACGCAGGGCCAGTACACGATCGACGCGGACGCGACCCCGGGCACGCTGACGCTGGACGGCGGCCGCAGTGGAAAGCTCCAAGTCGAATACTGGGGCGGCGTGCCGCCAGAGACGCGGCCCGACCCGATGCTCAAAAGCGCCATCCTCGCGTACGTCACGCACGCTTTCGAGAACCGCGGCATCCTGGCGACCGACGCAACCGCTGAGCTTCCGCAGGCGTTCGACACCCTCCTCGCCGCGAGCTCGTGGAATGGAGGCTGGTGATGGCACCCGCCGGCACGCTCACCGAGGTGTACATCCTCGAAAAGCCGATCGCCACGCGTAACGCGGCCGGCGAGAGCGTCACGACCTGGCAGGCGGTCGCACGCATCTACGGCTCATACGAGCAGGTCTCGTTTTCTGAGCAGGCCCGCCGCGGGCAGATCGGCGGGAGCCTCCAAGCGACGGTGCGAATCCACTACCGAAGTGATGTCACGTCGTCCATGCGGCTCCGCTGGGTGTCGCGGAACGACCGGATTTTGATGATCGCCGCCATGGTCGAGGGCCCTCGGCAGTTGGAGCTTGAGCTCACCGTCGAGGAACAGGCCGCATGATTTCGCTTTCATGGTCAGGCAATCCGAATCGACAAATCGCCGCGCTCATGTCGCGGTTCCACGAACTACCGCGGCACATCGCGAAGAAGCACGTGCAGGCCGCGGTGAAGCGGGCGATGAAGGACGGCGTTCCGGTGCTCAAGGCGTTGACGCCGAAAGGCAGCGCCAAGAACGTCAGAAACGCCGTCCAAAGGGACACGCGAGGACGGTTCCTAACTGGCAGCGGAAAGAAGATGCGAAAGCGCGGCGGCGCTCTGCGTCGTTCAGTGACCACGAAAGCCAAGTACGTCGGCCGCAACCGTGACGGGTTCGTCTACGGCGTCGTCGGGTACAAGGCCGGCATGGAAAGCCGGAAGGCTATCTGGCTGGAGTTCGGCACGTCGCGTGGCATCGAGCCGCGGAAGATCATCGACAAGTTCCGAGCGCGATACGGCGGCCCAGCGGCGGCACGCATGGCGGCCGAGCTCGCCGCCGCGTTGCCAAAGGCGGCCGCAGAGCTTGCTGCCGGCAAAAACCCGACACGCGATTACGGGAGGTCGTGATGGGTTCCCCTCACAACTGGATCCGCGGTGCGATCGAGGCGGCCGCCGCAGGGATCGACGCGTACCCGGTCGAGATGACCGGCGGCGGCGACCCGCCATACATCATCTACAGCCGCGAGGCGACAACCCGCGAGCCGATGCTGTCCGACGGCTTCAGTGCTTCGCCTGCCGCCGACGTGATGCCACCCACGGCACGATTCACCGTCGTCATCTACGCGGACTCGTACGCCCAGTGCTGGCAGATTGCGGGCCAGATTCGGGCCGCCGTCCACCGGTTCAGCGGGTCGGCCCACGGGCAAACAATTCAGCAGTGCCTCGTGATCGACGAGCGAGACGGCGACGCCGGCTACCTCGACGGTCGCGAACAGCCCACGTACACGGTAGAGCAAACCGTCGAAGTCGCATACGCGGAGTAAGCCATGACACAGGTGCCAGCCCCTACGTTCGTCTCGTCGCACGGCACGACGTTCACGTGGAACGGCAACACGTACAAGTGCATGGACATCACGCAGGAGGGTTCCGCACCAAGCCGCGAGCGGGTGGACATGACCACGCTCGACGTGGCCCACGGGTCCGAGGCCGTGATGAGGCTCGCCCCGATCAAGGGCAAGCGAGATCCGAAGAAGTTCACCATCGCGTACCGCACGATGAGCGACCACGTCGCGATCGCCGAGGGCGACGAGCACACGCTGACGACGACCGGCGGAACCGGAACCTACCGCGTAACGCAGACCGGCACGAGCCGCAAGGTCGGCCAGTACGTCGAGGGCTCAGCCACGTTTGAGGAGATCATCTCGGCTGAGGTGGTTGCCTGACCGGGAGCGTGACCGATGCCCGGTTTTGACTCGTCGCACGGCGTGTCGGTTTCGTTCGCCGGCGTGGCGATCGGCTACCTCACAGGGTTTGACGACGAGGCGAAGGCCGGCACGCTCGTCGACCGCACGGGATCCTCGGCAACCATCGTGGGCACTGGG